GGGGGTCCGAGTTGGAGAAGCGAAAAACCCCGGGCCGCTTCCATTTTTCAAAAATGTGAGTGAGTCCGTCCCATTCGAAGTCACGAAAGTTTTTGAGTGCCCTTTCGGTCACGAATGTTTTTGTCCAACCCACCGCCACCGCAAGAAAAGCAACATAACTGCCGCCCGAAGACGACAACTAACCAAGTTGAAGAAGGAAGGGAAGTTGCAGTATGCTCCCGTCAAGTACATTGTCTGTCAACACGCAAACAAAGCTTCTGATTGTGACAAGTGCTTGCAACCGTTTTTCACAGAGCATTATCATGCTCCCGGTGAGGAGAAGAAGGCGCACCGCTCGACTAAGCTGTATGACGAGTGTGTAATCAAACAGCAGAAAGCCCCGTGTGGCGATCCCAATATCCAAACCTCTCAAGAGGTTGTCAACACCGACGCTAAGATCGAGTGTGAAGAGAAAGATTCTTCCACAGCCAAGTTAGAATTACCCGCCTCTGGCGGAGACAAAGTTGAAGAATCCGAATCTCACTCTTCGGACATAGTCGTCGCTGTCAAAGCTTCGAAAGATGAGAAGTGCTCGTGCTTCCAATGTCTTATCGAGAACGCCGGGCCGGAGGCCTCCCAGCTGGAACTCAAGGAACCATCTGCACCCAAGTTAGAATTACCCGCTTCTGGCGGAGACAGTGCAGACGGAGAGGAGAGTGATGGTGGGAGTGGATTGGACAGCAAGCATGGAGGGACACCCATGCTAGCTGAGAGCAGCGATGCGGCCCTGCTCGATCAAAGGGGAGTGGTAGCGGATGACCACTGTGCGGAAGACACACCCACACCGTTCCTCTCTCAACCAGGAGAGCCTTCCGATCTCGGAAGCGACGACGATGAATGCAAGATGGAGAAGGAAGAGTCCATCCCGGGCATGATAGGAGATTGGCATTTCTCTTACGTCGAAGAACGAGTAGTGAGCATGAATCTTAATTCAAAAGAGATTGTTGGTTTCTGGTCTTCATTGTACCGAACTCTCAAGCGAGCCAACCCTCTATTGCGTGAGGTTCCGACACTACCCGATCTCCCCGGTGAATTTCACGGTAGCATACCCGTTACAACGTACAACTCCACACACTTCAGTTACATTTGGAAAGATGTGGACGGGTATAATCCGGGCCGTGCTGTCGAGTCACGGAAGCGGACTGAATTCTTCAATTATGTCAGGAGCATATACAATGACCACAGGATATGTGATGTCAATATGGATATGTTCCAAGACATCATGAGGAATGACAAGTTATTGTTACCGAAATATCTTTCACCAGACGGGACACCGATGGCCAGTCTCATCTCTCGTGTCAATTTTGTCGTCACTCAAGATAAACAGAAGTTTGCTAATTACATCCGACGGCAGCAACTTTACATCAACACTGTTTGTTATGCTGTGAATTGTCTCACATACAGGTACATCATGTTCGATACCTGTACACCCGGCCAATTTAGGCCGTATTTTCACAGCGGGCCAGCCTCCCGACGCCAGAGGACCGGCCTATCTTCCGCGTAGGCGTCACACAGACGAATGAGTCGAAAATCAAAAAGAAATTCGTTTTCGATCAATTGTGGCGCGCACGCGGACGGTGCAGTAAATATTTCCAAGAAGGTGAAATCCGGTTTCCTCGACAAGTTTGTTTCAAAACAGACGGAACTTACCGGACACTCTTTGGACCTTGTGCGGCTCACAATGGTGAGATCTATGCAAATTCGAATGAAAACATAAGGTTAGCCCTTCGGCGCATGACCGCATGTCGACTTCGAAAGATCACAGCATTTGGAACCGAGCATGAACTTTTAGACGGTGGAGAATTTCACTATGGGCTCATTAAAGATCAAGGGATCTTCATCCGATCACACATGAGCACATGGAAGAAAATCTTCGCCAGCTATCAGTACGTCTTGGGACGATTTACTACTATGCATCAAGAGACTGTACTGCATTATGCAGATAAGCACCCAAAAATGAGACTACGTATTCAGGCTTATCTGGAACTCGTGGAGAGTGGAGAGATCGCACAAGATCTCTGGCTCAAAAGCGTGACATACAAGTTCAAGAAGGATGAGATTGCCAAGCCAGGCAAATTCGGCCGGATGATCGGTGACCTCGGAGTCGCAGCTTCCCTGCAAGGGTTCGTTCTCATGGAACTTCTCAAAGACGCCATGGAGAAAGAACCCATTCATATCAACGGAGGCATGATCTACTTTTGTAAGAAACCCAAGCAATCTGTTCTCACTTGGGTTTTCTCTGAGCTCATCGCGCCATCCGGACGATTCTTTTTTGTACTGTTTTCCGACGACTCCTGCCTTTCCATCAGGGTCAACGGGAAGGTTCACATGTTTAACCTAGACATCAGCAGCTGTGACGCATCACACGGACCTGAGCTCTTCAAGCTATTTGAGAACTTGTCGAGTGAAACGAACATTGCCGAAGTGTTGCACATTCTTGTCGAGCAATGTCGACTGCCAATCAAGGTTAGAGATGTAAACCATAAGTCGCGACGGGTTCAATTGGAATACGTCCACCCCCGCTTGTATTCGGGATCCACTATCACTACAGCCATTAATAATCTTGCTAACATTTTGATCGCTGTTGCTATCTCCGAAGCAGATTTTTCTAATGGCAATGTCGGCGATATCGTGACGACGGCAGCCTTGCGCAGCGGCTACGTCATCACCAGTGAAAAGTGTGAGACATACCATGACCTCCAATTCTTAAAGCACTCCCCCGTTATTGATGAGGAAGGTAATCTGAGACCTTTACTCAATATCGGCGTTTTGCTTAGAATGTCAGGTACTTGCAGGGGAGATCTCCCCGGACGTAAAACTGAATCACTGACCGATCGAGCACAACTCTTTCAACAAGGACTCCTTCAGGGAGCCTACCCACGCGTATCATTCCCTCTTATCGACAATATGAAACGTCAACCATCACCGACGTTGAGCACACGTACACACGATCAAGTTAACTCAAGAATCAAGAAGATGTTTGAGCACAAAGTTAACGCAGACGAATTTTTCTCTGTTGATAGTGTCGAAATGTGGCAACGCTACCGCTTGACTGAACAACAGATTTTTGAAGTCGAAGAGGTTTTTGGAAACATGACGGTACGCCAACACCTTTCATCTCAAGCTCTCGGTCAAATCTTGCAGATCGACTACGGTCTCCGTGAGTCGGAAGGTCTCTCTTCCTACTCACTACATCCCTCAGTACACATCTGAGAAACAAGTGATAAATCACTGATCCTCTGTTTTATCATAAATCCGTCCTGTACAGCAGGGCGTGGCCAGGTTGTTTTTGCATCCACAGGGTCTCTCTTCCTACTCACTACATCCCTCAGTACACATCTGAGAAACAAGTGATAAATCAC